GGGATAAAGATTATATGCGATTTATCGCGCCACTTGAATTGTCTGTTGTTCTGGAAATACCCAATTGGGTAAAGAAGGGACATGATATTGTTGAACAAACTGTACTGAATATAGAGGTTGCTGCTAGGGAGTTGACGCTTCATGATGAAAAAGTTTATGAAGATTTTGTAGAAGACTATTCAAATATTCTAGCTAAGCATGGTTTATACCCATACTTTCAAAAGTATAATCTACTGAAGGATCGAGTTCTTTCGGGAGAATATATGGAATATTTGTTTTAGTGATAATTGTGATGTTAGATATGTATTATGCATAATTATCGTTAGGTTTAAGATTTAACTTATAGGATACCCGTTCTATATTTTATTTTGGGGCTTGTATAAAATGAATTCCTTTACAAGTTTTTAGGACTGTTAGAAATAAACTTTTATGTATTACGTAGCATTTGTCTTTGAACATCTAAATGCGTGTACAGAATTTAAATATGGATAATTTATCGATGAATTTTGTAGGAGAGGCAGTTAATTCTGCGATGCCCAGTGTAATTGATGGGGATGATAATTCAAAAACTGAAATGACACAGGAGCAAGTATTGACTTTTGTTGATGACAAACAATTGGAAACATTTGTTTTGCCATTGGAAGAGAATTTACTTACTAATGTATCAAATCAGGGTTTGGAATTAAGAGAACATACAGTTAGAGATTTTCTGAGTAGGCCCATGAATATTGGCCAATTTACTTGGTCAAGTTCTCAGGTGAGAAATGCTGAAATCTTTTCTATAAGCTTTCCTTCGTTATTGTTTAACCAAGGAATGATTGCAGAGAAGATTTCAGGATTTAATTATTTGAGAGGTAATATTCATGTGCGTTTGCAAATAAATGCTCAGAATTTTCAAGCTGGTATATTCCAATTACGATATTTTCCTGTATTAAGTCCTTCTGACTTATACAATTCACAGCTAAATACTATGAAACAGTTTTCAGGTTTACCTGGAATTGATGTTAATTTACAATCCGACAAGCCCATGCAGATTGTAGTTCCATTTGTGTATCCAAACGATGTTTATGACATTGTTGCTGAACCAGATGATTGGGCCCAAGTTCATGCGAGAGTTTACTCGCCTTTGACTGCGGCCTCATCCACAAGTGTTTCTATTACTGTGTGGGCTTGGTTTGACAAGCCTTCATTGGTTTTGTCTATGCCTTGTTCTGCATCATCATTAACTGTTG